AAAAAAAAAAAAATGAGTATAAAACTTAGCACATACTTTTAAAAATTAGTATTACTAATTATTACTAATTATTAGTAATTATTAGTAATTATTAGTAACTATTACACTATTACATTATTATTTTTATTATATTTATATATGAAATATAACTATGAAACTAGAAATAATTATTTTTTTAATAACTATTTTCGTATTGGCAAATACATATTTTGAAGGAAAATTAATTAATAAGCTTAAACACTATGAAAAATATTATAAAATGGCATTATTTGCTTTTATTGGTTTATGTGTTTATTTATTTATTAAGAAAAATCCAGGAAACTACAAAGAACTTGTAACCCACGCCAACAGTTATATAAAATATTTACCAATTGACAGAAATACAGCAAGTTTTATAACTCCAATTATTGATTTGACATCTAAATCAATAACAAATGAACTAAACAATAATTATAATTTCTCTAGGTCTGTTAATAGCGAACAATCCCATAATTTATTTACCTCCATAAATAATAATCAAAATTATTTATCAAAACAACAGCAAAAAATATTATCTTCCGGAAATATATCGACAAAAAGAAGTGTTAGTGAAACAAAAAAGAAATATGTGGCTGCTTCACAAAATTGGCATTGTAAGCATTGTCAAAAGCAATTACCTGCGTGGTTTGAAGTAGATCATGTTAAGAAATTAGAATATGGAGGTTCAAATAATATTGATAATTTAGAAGCACTATGTAGAGATTGTCATGGAAAAAAAACAGCCTTTGAAAATTTATAATAATACAAATTAGTTTTAAATATACTAATTACTGTAATAAATAATATACTAATAATGTAATATATTATTTATGTCTCAACAACAACAACAACAACAACAACAATCAGATAGAGGTTTTATACATAACATAAGAACTACAGCAGCGACTGCTTTTCCTGCGACTACAGCTACAGCAATTAGTGGTTATAGTTATATTGTAAATAAATTTTATTTTTCAATAATATTTGCACTATTAATATTGCTATTTGGATTATTTTATTATTTAAATAATAATCAAAATATTTTTAAAATATTAAATACCGAATATGATATAGTTATGTGGTTAGTTTTAATAGCATTTAGTATATACACTTTATTATTTTTTGCTAATAAAAAATATAATGCTGGTAATAATGCTGGCAATAACATTAATCTTAATTTTTTAAATCTGCTTAAACCTCTTATATTATTATGTTTAATAATATTATTGCCTATATTAATAATTAATATTATATTGAATTTACATGTAACTAATAATAATACTTTTAATATTACACAAAATATATTAGGATTATTACTAATAATAACGACTTTGGCTATAATAGCTAAAGTATTTTCTATACAAAAAAGTAATGTTGATAATTGTGCTAATACAGGTGCTATTAATTTTAAATATATATTGTGTGTATTAAAAAATATAATATTCTTTATTCCTTGTTTGTTAGTTATAGTAGTAGATGAAATACATAAAGATATAAGATTAACACCATCTTCTATATATATATTATTTTTCGCATTAATAATTTTAATAACACTGATTTTTTTATTGCCTTTGCTATTTACATATATTGCTAAACACAATAAAAATGATGTTTTAGCAGGAGAAGGTCCTTTTTATTTAAATGAAAAAAAAATTTTAGGAAAGTATCAAAATTTAGACAAAAATATTACTGATGCTATTGCTATTCCAAAATTTAATACTAATAGCGATGAAAATAATTCTAATCTTGAAAATGATACACTAGCCACTAGAATGACAACTTTATTTTCATATTTTAATACAAATTCCTCAACAACTGATTCTAATGAAAATCGCTCAAATGAAGATTCAGTAAGAAATGAATATAATAATAGAAAGGATAATATTCCAGATAATATTAAAGGATACGATTTTAAATTATTTGATAAAGATTTAAATGGTCGCTATAATATAGGAGCAAAATATTCTAATTCTTCAAAAATTAGCAAAACATTTCCTTATAACTACACTTATAGTTTAAGTTTTTATATTTATATAAATCCACAACCAACTAATACATCAATTGCTTATACAAAAGACACAGAATTATTTAATTACGGATTTAAACCGGTCATATATTATAATGGAAACTCTAGAAAAATTATCATAAAATCTAGAACTATAAGTAATAAATCAGATCAACTAGATACCATATATGAAATGCTTAATGTAAAACATCAAAAGTGGTTATATTTTGTTATAAATTATGAAAATAATATTATAGATGTTTTTATAGATGGAAAACTAGTAGGTTCAAAAAGTAATGTTACACCATATTTTATTGGAGACAGTGTAACCATAGGCGAAGATGATGGTATATATGGAAGTATTAAAGACGTATATTATTTTGATAAAAAAAAAACTCCTGACTCAATTCAATTCTTATATAATTTAACACAAAATAAAATCGCTGTTTAGAAAAATATAAAAATATAAAAATATAAAAATATAAAAATATAAAAATATAAAAATAAAGAATATTTAAAACATTATAATATTTTTATATAGTAATATTTTATAATGAGTAGTATAAATATAATTATTATAGTAATTCTTGTTTTTATAATATTGTGGGGATTAAACAATATTTTTTTCAAAACAAATATAGTTTATGACAAAATGTGCGAAGCATCAAAAGTTATAAGTGGTAATACTGTTTCAAATGTTACCGAATCTAATACTAATATAATAGTTGCCAAAGATATGCCAGAGATAACTTCATCTAATTTTATGTTGAGTGTTTGGTTTTATATAGATAATTGGGGATATGAAATTGGAAATGAAAAAAATATTTTATATGTAGCTACTGACCCATCTTCACAAACAGTAAGCGAATTAAAGAATGGTCTTTCTGGTATTAGCAAAAAAGTACAAAGAACTACATATGAAGCGTCCGCCTCAAATCCTTATCCTAAAAATATTAACATCGCATTAGATAAATATGAAAATAATTTATTCATAGACATAGAATGTTTTCAAGACAGACAATCAATCCTTGGAACATCTGCTGAAACAATTTATACAAGATATAAAATACCTAATATATCAGTTCAAAAATGGAATAATTTAACATTGAGTGTTGATACACGAACTCTAGATGTATATTTAGACGGTAAATTAAGAAATTCATTTATAATGCATGGATTATATAAAAATTATTATGATGCAGCAAGTCTTAAAAATATATATTTAGGATATATATCTAGTACTAATATTGGTTTTGAAGGTTTTGTAACCCGTATTCGCTATATTGGTAACTCTATTAATCCGCAAGAGGCTTATAATATTTATAAAGAAGGAATAAACGCATCTTTGGTTAATTCATTATTTAATAAATATAGCTTAAAAGTAAGTTTCTTAGAATATAAAACTGAAAAAGCCAGTTTTCAGATTTAAATATATAATAAAATATTTTATATTATTTATATTATTAGTATATAAATAATATAAAATGAATACTACTGAAGGAATATTAGGAAATGTAAATAAATATTTTAAGTCATTAATACCATTTGAAACACAAAAAAAAATAGGAGATTTTAGTGGATTTATATCTTCAAATACAATGATTGCAAAAGCAACTTTTTTATTAGGAGTAATTATTATTTTTTCAATATTATTCTATATTGGAAGTAGAATGATATATTATTTTATCTCTCCATCAGAAACACCATATTTAATAAATGGAATGAAAGACGCTACAGCAAGTGTAACTATTACACAAAATATAGGACAAAAAACATCAATACCTCTTTTAAGAAGTATAAATCAATATGGAGGTGTAGAATTTACATACTCATTTTGGATATATGTTAATGATATAACTTATAATGAAATAGTTGATTACAAACATGTTTTTAATAAAGGTTCTTCTCCAAATTCAGTAGGTGAAGGAGGAAGTGGTTTATTTGGACCAAATAACGCTCCTGGTGTTTATTTATATAGTGGAAAGAAAAATATGAGTGATAATTTTTTC